CTGCCTAATCCTTCATCATAATAAACTTTTTTAAATGCAGATCCTGCTAATGGCAGGTAAAACAGCATTTGATCTAACTCTTCATCAAATTCTTCCATCACATGAACAATCTGATAATTCATAAATTCTTTGACTCTTTGTGCTTGTTCTTCAACAGCACCATCATAGGCACCAATGACCTGTGTTTTTACAGGGCCGCCAGAGGGTAAGAGCTCTTTATAGGCTTGCGCTTGAAAAGTAGTAACAGCTTCACCTAATAAAGGGTGAATCACACCAGATGCACCTTCAAAGGGCTCAGATCTTTCATCATCAAACTTCATACCAAGATATTTTAAGCCGTCAGTGTAGGTTTTTTCCCAATCTTCCCTTGAGGATTTATCTTTCTCAATACCATCTACTAATTGATTGGAGATACGCATGAGTTCGTTTTCATCTAACAACTCAGCAAGGTTTTCATTAAAACCGCTTTCAACAGGTTGTTGCATGCTTGATTCAAGGATAGCACTGCCATCTTCTTGCATGACAAAATCCTCTTCATTAGCATCTGCTACAGCATCTAACACGACATCCATACCTTCATTACCAAGTGGTATTTTATTTTCTTCGTTAAGTACGGTTGGATTTATGTCTTTTTCAATTGCCATCAGTAATATACCCTTCTAACTGGTGCTTTTTCTTCGTCTGAATAGTCATCTTCTAAAGAGACTAAGCCACCTTCTCTAAAACGCATCAGAGCTTGAGTCATAGTATCACATAAATCGTCATTTTTTCCAAAAGGGAAGGCAGCACACTCCTCGATCATCTCCTCTGCAAACTTGCGTTGTGGTGCATAAACTAATTTGGATTCAAAAATTGGTGCTACTGAGTGCATACGAGTGGATTTATCGTGTCCTCTAGTTGGTGAATAATTAACTACAGGTATACCTAGTCTTCTTAGTTCATGCGTTAATGGTGTACCAGAGGCTTTTGCCTCAATTAGTGTCATATCTGGCTCCCAATACTTGTATTCGTTAAAGGCAATACGTTTGAGTTCGGGAAAATCCCATCTACCCTTTTGTGCATCTAATAAAATCAAACAATCAGGTGAGTCTGGCGTGGGACGAAACACACCCCATGTAGAAATAGCAGAGTAATCAGCGTTTTCTTTTTTCGAAAAAGCAGTATCATAGCTTTGGATGATGTAACTAACAGCAGGCATCTCGTCATATTCCCACATATTCCACCATTCACGCTTAATAATAGAGCCCTCTTCAGATGTGGGGTTTTGCATCCACTGAGCGTTCCATTTTTGTACAGGTAAGGATGCTTTTACTTTTTCTAGTTCAGTTATCTCCCAAAACTCAGGCCATAAAGAATCATTAGTATCGGGAAAAATAGCAGGAAATTCTACTACTTCCCATTGATCAGCCGCCTCTTCTTTCTGTGCTTCAAGTAATTTTGCAGTTAAATCTATCGTACTCCAACGTGTCATCACTACAATAATGGCACCACCTGGTTGTAAACGCTGTCTAGGCCCAGAGGTGTACCACTCCCAACAGGACTCTAGTGCACTTGGACTCAAAGCATCCTGTTCGGAGTGTGGATCGTCAATAATTAATAGATCTGCACCACGACCTGTAATTGCACCACCGACACCAGCAGCAAAATATTCACCGCCTTTGTTAGTCTCCCATCTACCTGCAGATTTAGAATCAGCTTGCAGTTCTACATTGTCAAAGATTCTTTTGTATTCAACAGAATCCATCATGTTTCTTACTTTTCTACCAAATCGAACAGCTAGTTCACCTGTGTGAGTGGTTTGCATGATTTTACGATTGGGCTGTTTACCCATAATCCATGCAGGAAAATAGGTTGAACAAAACTCAGACTTAGTATGCCTAGGTGGCATATTGACAATCAGCCTGTTAATTTTGCCATTGGCTACATCTTCTAGTTTTTGGGCAAAGATTTCGTGATGGCGACCACAAATAAACTCTGGCCACATTTGTTCCACGTAGAACAAGAAGCTGTTATGACATTGTTCTTGTTTGTTGAGAGTTTCAAGGCGTTCTTGCAGAACTAAAGTTTCTTTGATCTCTTGGTCAGATAAATGGGCAAGCTTCATAACTCAGCTAACATAGCGTCTATGTCTACACGTCCACCCTCTTTAAAAGCATAGATGCCCTTTTTGGCTACAGCATCTTTGAACTCATCAGTAAATTTAAGATAGGTGCCGTCAAATTCTGTCAGCGTGTTATTAATTTTTGATTTTATACCAGGTTTACCGCTTAAGCCTAATTCCTCTAGTATTTTGTTGATTTCTTTTTCGCCTTGTGCATATCTCTGAATTACTGCATCTGGTGAACCCTCCATTGCTGCTTGTGCTGAGCCAATGTGTATACCGTCATCCCCACGTGCTAAAGCTTCAAGTATGTTGTAACGCACAGGAAGTTTCATGGTATTAGTGGTAGATTTTTCAAAGTAAGGGTCAATTTGATATTTGCCAGAGCCAAAATTGTATGTATCTTTTTCAGGAATTATATATTTTCTTAACAACCTTGTGCCGTTATCAAGGGTAATAGTAAATGCTTTGTCGTCTGGGTTTATGACATCATTTAGGTAAGATGCTTTAAGTGCGTCTGGACTATCGGGCACATTTGCATATTTTTGTTTCGATCCTGTCTCGTCCAACATATAAAATATCTCTTCTGGAGTCTTTTGCACAGATGCTTGATAAGGTTTATTTGTTGCAATCTCGACATCTCTTATATCAAGCTCAAAAGCGTCACCAATACGTGGGGTGGGACGCTCAATTGCTCCTATACTTCTAAGTAATTTTCTTTGCAAGGCAGCATCTGGGTTTGCAGCTAAAATAGGATTGATTTGATCTACTGCTGTATTGTATTTTTGTTTTTCAATAATCTCTTTTTTTATGCCTTTTGGATTGATAAAGTTTTTACTGGAGCCTACCTCTCCGACAAAATCTGACTGTACTCTAAAAATGTCAGCATATTTGTCTTCTGGTTTAATATTTAGCTCTTTTAAGCCTTTTTCTATAGTTTCTAGGGATTCTGGACTAAAAAAATCCACTCTATCAAGCGGCAAAGTTTCAAGAGCTGCAGCATCTTTGATAGCTTTGTATCTTTTAAATGGCTTATTAGTACCTACCCCATCAAACGCATAAGCTGTGTCGCCTGTAATTTTTTGAGGAATTTCACCTTCACGATACATGGGCATAAACTCAACATTTGAATAATGCTTCGTCCTGCCTCTTTGATTACCTGCACCTCTAACAAAATAGAGTTTTTGTTGTTGTGTAGCCTTTGAGGCTTTATTTAGGTATTCTGCACTAGCGCCCTCAAGTTGACCAGGCGGTGCATTACGCACTTGTAAAGCATCCCTTTGCTGTCGAGCCATATAGTTATCAAGGAAGCCCTTGCTTATCTTTTCTTGTCCTGCAAGCTCATTCAATAGTTTTTGATTTGGTTCGTTGAAATTATCTAAAATATTAAGAATCCTAAGTTCACCTTCGGGTACGCCAGCTTTTTTGAAACCGTCAATCCACTCATCAATGCTTGCATTGTCAAGTTTTCCTATTTTACCAAAATGACCATGCAAGAAGTTTCTTGCTTTGGATTGCATAGCAATTGTCCCTGTGGGGTCAAGTTGATATGTTAGCTCTGGTGCAAATTTCTTTTGAAAAGGAATCACCTCTGGTAGTTCAACTTCATCAACTGCTTGTTGAACCTTGGGTGCTGAGAGTTGCAACGGTTCTCCAACAGGGGGTTGTTCGGCTTTAGTTGGAGTATCAAGTACTTTTGCACCAGATTTTGTTGCACCCCTAGCACCACGAAGGACTCTAAATAAGGGAACTAAGCTAATACCAGATAAGGCAGATAGGGATGTATTACCTAATGCACCTAGCAAATCATCTTCTTGTAGATTTTTCTTAGCTCGTGCACCAAACTCTCCAACCTCATAAACTGCAAGTGCATCACCTACACCTGGAGAGAGACTGACAGCTATCTGATCTACAATGGGTAGTTCTTCAAAGGTACGATACGCTTCACGCATCTTACCATCAGCTATCTTGGTACTAAGATCTGCTAGTATTTCTTTGCGTGCAGCCATGATTGGCCTTAAAGTTCAGATAGAGATGTGTCGATATTGTCTCTAGGCATCATTGTCTGTTTAAGACTATTGAGACTTTCTATCCTGTCTTGGATTTCCCTAGCACGCATACTTTCATTATTACGCAGTGCTATTTCAAGTGATTGATTAAGATTCTTAATTTCATTATCTATGGTAAATATCTGCGAAAATACAGGTCTTTCACTGAATCTTGGCTCATTGTCCATGCCTGCAGCACCCATTTTCATTTCAGTAGCTATAGATCTATCTTGTTGTGATAAAGGTGGCATTGGAGACATCGGAGGCATTGGGTCAGGAGGTGGCCCTACTTGTTGTATGATCCTTTGTAACTCAGCATCAGACATCATTGTAAGACCCTCAAAATTAAAGGTTTCTGGAAACTCGCCTGCTAAAAAATTTATTATTTGTTGCCTATCTGGAACAAAGCTGAGAGCCCTGTTCATCCTTGGCATATTTTGTGCCATAACAGTATCAGTTGGTTGGTATGCAGGAAACCTCTTTATTTTCTGCAAAAGATTTTGTGTGCTTGGATCATTTATCAATCCACGAAGTCCTGCCATTGCCGTCATATACCGAACATCTCCCTAGCCATTTGTAGCTCTTCCATAGTAATACCAACTTCTTGCAGAAATGCCTCTATTTGTTCATCTGAAGCACCTTGAGATACCATTTGTTGTAAAATTTTTATAATTTGCATGAGGGCTTGTTTAGCCTCTTCTTGTTCTGAACCTGATATTTGGTCAAGATCTGATTGCATTTGAGCTGGCATTTGCTGACCCATCGGAGTCCCTTGGTCGGGCATCATCACAGGGTCTACCTGCATGTTCATCATTTCTTCTTCCATTCGGTACCTCGTAGATAAAATCTGATAGTAACATAAAACAGGAGACCATGACTAGCATTGTGCTACAAATGTATTTTGTTTGTGTTCGTTATTAAGCTTGTGTGTGTATATACTGCGTAGCACGTTTTTTGTCCCCCCCCTTACTTTTTGTAAGATTACCGACCGATAATGTGTGATCTAAAAGAATCCTAGACATAAAAAAAGGGACAACTAAGTCCCTTCTTTTCCTCCGATTATGTGGTTAATTAAATTTAGTTTACCTGTGTTGGAATTTCATCTAAGTCTTCTGTAAGACCAATCGTTAGACAAATAGTTTTCAAGGTTACACCACTTTCATCTTTATACCCATGCTTGATTAACATGGGTTGTAAGATTTCATTAGTAGAGCATTGCTTTTCAAAAGCAATTTTCTTTGCCTTTTCATATAGTTTTTGTGCAGTC